GTTCTGATGACATTATGAGAAACTACACAGTTTATCCTAATGTAAAATATAAACAAAACTTAATGCTAGCACCTAAATTACAAGGTATTACAGCGTTAAACACAGGTTGTTCATCAACAAATACTTGCGACCCTGCAGGATTTACTATAGCACCAAAAGTGATTACAGTAAACAATGTATCGGTTAAGCAACAACAATGTTGGGACGAGTTCAAAGACCAATTTATAGTTGAGTCTTACAAATCAGGTATCAATATGCCTGACTTAACAGGAACACAATTAGCAGATGTAATTTTAAACAGAGTTAGACACGGTATCCAATCAGATGTTGTAAGAAATATGTGGGCAGGAGATACTGCAGTAGCAGCAGGAGGAGCAACTTGTTCTTATGCTTGGGCTGATGGTCTATGGAAATCATTATCTGCAGCAAATGCAATTAACGGTACTCAAATGGTTGAGGTAACTGCAGGAGCTACTACTACAAAAGCTAATACAGAAGCAGTTGGAGGTACAATAGCATCAGTTGACGCAATAACTTTATTAACTACTATTTTTGACGGTGCGCCTGCTGAATTACAGCAAATTCCTGCATCAGAAAAAAGAATGTTTGTAACACCAAACTTATACAATGCTTACTATGGTGCTTTAACAGCAGTTTCAGTAACAGGAGCAGTTGATTTTGGACATTCAGAAGCTCAATCAGGTGTAAACTATGCTAGATTAAGTTTTAGAGGTGTTGAATTAGTACCTATGTATGAGTGGGACGTAGCTTTAACAGCTTTAACAGGTGCTGATTTACCTGCACTATTTACTTGTGCTACAGCAGGAATTCAAGCAACTCAAGGTTGTATCTATGCTGCAAAAGACAATTTAATTATTGGTTCTAATGTAACAGACCCTGATACACAGCTTAAAATGTTCTATGATGAGGTTTCTGATAATATGTATATCCGCTCTAACTTTACAATGGGTTACCAATTTGGGTTTAACTCTCTAGTAAATGGAGCTTGTTTAGTATAATTATTAACTTTAAAAAATAGAATAAAATGGCAATAGAAACAGGATTATTAGTAGCGTGTGGTGACTTACAAGCCGTTGGTGGTATTAGACAAATCCTTATAACAGATTTGACAAATATAGACACGGTTACTGCAGGTGTTGCAGGTACTCACGCGTATAGTAGCATTGTAGCAGACACAGGTACTCCTTGGGCTAGATTTGAATTTAAGAATGAAACAGCTTCTCTTACTATAACAGGAGCAAAAGAAGGAGGAAGCACATCTTATGAGTGCGCTTTATCTTTTTATCTTCCTAATATTCAAGGAAGCGCCTTTGATAAACTTACTGATATAGAGCCTGCTTGTGCTGTTGCACTTGTAGAGTTAAATAGTGGTAAAAAAATGGTAATTGGTTTAAGTGAGAAATATAAAAGCCAAAGTGTAGGTGCTGACTCTTGGGACAGAAACCAAACTTATGCAAACTTAACATCAATAGAAGGAGGAAGTGGAGCTGCTTATGCAGACGAAAACGGAGTTACAGTTACTTTAACTGCAAGACAATTTGAACTGCCTAGAGAATACACGGCAGGAATTACTGTTTTATCAGGAGACGTTACTGCAACAACTGCTTAATCAATTTTAGATATATAGCGAGGGGGAAACCCCTTGCTAAATATCTTTTAATATGTGTGGTTGCAAAGACAATAAAAATTTTGTAAGTTTACCTCACTTAAAAATATATTTAATTATGGCAAATTATTCGGTTAAAAAAACATATAAAGGCACAGGGACTAGCTTTTATGGCGGTTATTTTGTTAGATGGAATGATGCTACTCAAGAAGAACTTGCTCATATCTACGAGGAAATAGATGGCGGAAAATTATATGTAGATAAAATTGAAAAAACAAATCAATCAAATGAGAAAAGCACCGTTAAAGAAGCAAACAAAAAATCAAAGTCAGTTAAGAAAGACGACTAAGAAAAGTAATACGTTTGAGTTTGGGGTTTTTGATTTAGCTATCCCACCAAATATTACTGAACCAAAAAATTTAAATAACATATCTACTAAGTGGGTTCCATTTGGTAATGATAATTTATTTCCTCAATACTTAGCTGAACTTAAAAGAAAATCTTCTACACATAGAAGTGTACTTGCACAAAAAACTGTATTTACAAGTGGAGCAAAATTTGTTTGTGATAACGAACCTTTAAGAGAGTTTATAGAAGATGTAAATGCAAATCAAGAATCATTAAGAGATGTATTTAAGAAATTAGCAGATGACTATTATACGTTTGGTAATGCGTATATGGAATGTGTAAAATATGATGGAGGTGTAAACCTTTATCACTTAGACGCTACAACAGTTAGAATGTCTAAATCAAAAAAAGAAGTTTATGTAAATCCTGATTGGTGTAAATATTGGAACAATGAGGATAAAATGTATAGATTACCTATATACCCAAGAGTAGCACATAATAAATTTGTAATACACTTTAAAGATTATGAGCCTACGTTTAACTTTTATGGGTTGCCTGATTACGTTGCTGCATTAGAGCATATTGCAGTAGACTATGAAATCGGTAAATGGAATCATACGAAGTTTTTAAATGGCTTTCAACCTTCTGCTATTGTAGAAATTAGTGGAGATATGGGCGAAGAAGAAGCTCAAAAAATGGTTAAGGAAGCACAAAGAAAATTTGTTGGTGAAGGCAACAATGGTAAAATATTATTTATAGTTAAGAATGGTGACACATCACCTGCTAACGTACAAATAATAAAAGACGACCAAGAAGGAAGTTGGATAGAATTACAACAGATTACAGACCAAAATATAATTACCGCTAATAGATGGCAACCATCTTTATCAGGTATAGTAAGTTCAGGAAAAATGAACAATACAGGAAGTGAAATTAGAATAGCATACGATTTGGTTATGACTACTGTAATTAGAGATACTTCTGAATTAATATTAAATGGAATTAGAACGGTTCTTTATAATGAAATGGGGTATGACCCTAAAGATTTAAAAATTCATTATGAGCCGCCAATCTCATACGCTAATGACGTAGACATTAGAGAGGTACTGACTATTAACGAACAAAGAATGTTAATAGATGAAGATTTACCTATGTTAGAAGATGGCGATATGTTTGTTGCAGACAGAGAAATTATTGTAACAGAGAGAGATGATGATGGAGATGGTGAAGTAGATGAATCAAAAGAAATAACAGTAGAACAATAAAATGGGAAATACAAAACAATACAAAACATTAGTTACAGCAGGAGAGGTTATTAGCAAAACATTTACTAATAAAAATACAGACCCTGTTTTAGTTTCTGAAAATACACTTGTGTTGTCTGAGTTAGCTCATTTAAGACCATTGTTAGGTGAAAAGTTTTATGCAGAATTAAAATTGCAAAATGATACAGGTACTTTAAGTACTGCTAATCAAACATTTATGACTTATTATTTAGAAGATTGCTTATCTTGGTTTACAAGATTTGAAGTTGTAAATGATATAATGAGCAATATTACTTCTAGTGGTGTAGTTCATAATATAGATGAGTTTTCAAGAATAATTACGCCATCAGACTATAATGCTTTTAAACAAGACACATATAGAAAAGCAGAGATTTTTGCAAATGATATGATGGATTTTTTAAATGGTGCCGACCAAGCAGGTTTATACCCTACATATAACAGCAATAAACCTAACAAGCTAAACAGAACATACAAGAATCACGGTATGATATTTTATGATAGTATATATGGTTATAATGGTGTAGAGGGGTGTATGACTTGCGGAACAGATTATGTAAATGGAAATTGCAACTGTGGTTGTGGTAATTGTTAAAAATAAATAAATGGCAGCTAACGAACATAAAAATTTAACAGACGTAAATAGACACAACCCTAAAGGTTTTGAATCTGCAAACAATGATACTTTACTTAGCAAAAGTGTAGGAACAGGAACTGCTAATACTGATGGCAGCTTACAATGGATAGAAAAAAGTGAAATAAAAACAGACAACTATAACATACAGGGTTATGTAACTGCTTCTAATGCAAATTATTATTATGGCTCAGATATGAGTGCTGACGAAATAACAAATGAATACAATCAAGGATATGGCGCTTCTACCGTTGGCGGTGCAACTTTAAATGTTGGTGAATTTTTTAAAGTAAAATCAATAGTAATTAATAATCCTTGTACTTTAAAAAGTATATATTTATTAGCAAACTCTACTACAGCCTCTGTAGTAACTGTTGCATTGTGTAAGGTAACTTTTGCTTCAGGAGTTTTAGACCCTGTAACTCCTGCACTTTTAAATGAATTAAGCATTACAGGTTTATCAGATAATGATAAGGTAGTAATAACAAGAAACTTAACACCTGAAAGCACTTTAGCTGCAGGCGATGTGTTGTTTGCTATGGTAAAATGTAGTATAGCGGCAACATCATTTTTTAAAATAGGAATAGAAGTCGGATATGACAATTAACAACAAACATAAAATGAGAGATACAATAGAAGATACGATACAGGTAGGAATGGCAAATGCAGGGGCGATAGGTATATCTTTAGCACAAGTAAACGAGGTACTAACTACAGTATCTTTAATTATTGCAATAACATTCTCAATTTACAAATTTATAATAACAAGAAAATAATATGGCAAGTACAGTAACAGCAGCAGATTTAACAGTAACAATAACAGAATCTTATACATTAAACAATGTTGCCTATGGTAACACTACAAATAAAGTATTTACATCTAAAGGACAAGTTGACCAAAGAATAATGAGTGTGGCAACAACAGAAACTGCATTATTTAATTGGGAGGCTGCAGATAGCGCAGGTTCAGGAGTTGCAGCAAATTATGTATATTTTAGAGTTACTAATTTAGATGATACTAATTTTGTTACTTTAAGACTATATAATGGGGCTGATAGTTTTTGGTTAAAACTTGCAGCAGGAGAAAGTTTGTTGTTAATGAATAATGAAATGGACGCTATTACAGGTTCTACATTTGGAGCATTAGCTGACATTACTTCTGTGTTAGGTAAGGCAGATACAGCAGTTTGTGACATTGAATTTATAGCAGTAACCGCATAATATGGCTAAAAAAAGAAAGCTAAACTCTAAGAATCCAAAATATATGGACGAAGTAGTTGAGGTAAAAAGTACCAAAAAACTAATAAAAGAGAT